TGAAGGCCGCCATTCGCAGGCGGGTGACGATGGCGTACTTGCTCATGGCCGCGTTGAGCGCAGGAACAAAAACGCCCGCGACTGGGCGGGCGTTCGGGAGGATCTGCAGCAGCTGCTGCTCGGTGATCGGCATTGTGTTTTCTCCAAGCACAAAAAACCCGCACTCGGCGGGCTTGGCTAGGTGTTGCGGGTCAGGTCGGAAGCGTCTCAGTGACGGAAGGCATGTGCAAGCGCACGTCAATCCAGCTGTTGAGCGGCACATCAAGCGGAGCACCTTTCCCGAGATGCATCTCGCCGTCGTCGTCGAGGGTCCAGCGCTGCTTGAAAAGACGCACAGTCACAGCTCCCTGGTCGTCCTCCTCACTTTCAGTGATTCCGAGTGCCCTGCCACCATCTGGCGAGCATGGATCAAGAACGCGCCATCCTTCGAGGGCCAGCCCCTGGCTTCCGGTAATGACGTAAACGCCAACGGCAGCGCGCTCAACAATGACTCCGCGAGCCTCATCATTTGCTGCGCCCCACTCCCCGGCGGCTTCAAATGTCTGTTCGAACAAGTCAAGGCGCTTGCTTTGTGAAACATTGGCGATCCGTACGATAGGTGATGCTGCGGATAGCGCCCCGCCCGAGCCTCTAGTGGTGTTTGCGGTAGTGTAAAACTCAGCAGGCGTATAGGCTGATCCGTTAATGGAGCCCATTAAATACGCTTTAGGCGTGTTCATATAAACGACGATTTTTGTAAAATTTTTCGTCGGTTTATCGTATGACCCCACGTGTACTGAGCCGTATCCGACCGTTGGGATGCCGGCGGACTCAGGATCGAAGCGGTACGTTCCACCCACTACGGAGTCTGAAATGCGGGGCAGGTATGGCGACGAGATCGCGCCGACACCGAAGTCACCGACCCTCAGCACGCGACCAAGCGTCTCATCAACACTGCTTGATGTCACATCAGTAACTGCTGCCGTTCCCAACCCAAGAGCCGCTCTAGCTGCCGAAGGTGATGTACTGGATGTACCACCTTTCTCAATTGTAAGTACATCGTCAGTAGCAACGGCTCCGAGCCCAAGGCCAGCTCTGCCACTTGCCTGATCAGTCCCGCCTGTCCCACCTTTCTCAACTGGCAACACATCGTAGTTGCCAGTCGACCCCAGCGCCGCCATCTTCACGCCATATTGGTTCGTCCAGTCACGTACAAGATCGGCCAGCAGCTTCTGGTAGCCCTGCACAGGCATCACAGCGTAAGGCTGCCCGGATGCCGTCGGCCCCAGGTACGCCGGCAGGATCGATATCACTGTGTCGCTTGCAACGTTCTGCAGCTCGTACTGGCGACCATCGGGACCGATGAAAGCATCACCAACGCGGGTGTTCGCAGCAAACCCGGTGTTGGTTCCGGTGACCGTTGTTGAGCCATTTGTCACGGCCACTGTTCCGGCTCTAAGCCAAGCCATATGGTTTTCTCCAGGCAATAAAAAACCCGCTCTTGGCGGAATGACTTCCTAACAATTAATCAGGCGTTAACCTTTCCAAATATTCCAGGCAGCAACATGTAAAAAGGGTTCTGCAATGCAGTGAGCCTTAAGCGAATTACACCCGCTGGAAAATCATAATAAGCAGCGACAACCCGGGCTGTATTGTTGCCAGCCATCATCCACATCCTCAAATTATTAGACAGAAAGTAATCACCAAGATCATACTGAATTGGAATCGCATACCAATTCAGATAATAACCTTGGACGTCTTTTGTCGTGTGGGTATACGTCCAGTTCGGGATAACTCTGGTGAATGATGCAGCAGGAGTTCCAGAGTCAAAAACCAACTTTCCAGCCCCATCCCAAAGGCGCATGCCAAAGTCACTGACGGGTGAGGCGTCAAAAGCTGCGACAAATACCATTCCACTTGTGCCATTGCCATAAATCGTTACGCCCACCCAGTTGCCAGGCCCCCCGAGGTACCCTGTACCAAAGGTAGCGGTGGCTCCGTTGTTATTGGGGCGAAGAAATATCAGTGGGGGCTCCTGGGTTTTCACGGCCTGCGCAAAGTAAATATTAACAAGCTGTCCTGGACTACTGTAAGGACCATGATAAAACACACACAACCTTGAAAACTCACTATCAATAACTACTGTACCAGCGTCATTGATAACAGACAGACCAAACCCAGCCATCACTTCCACCTCATAACCATCAGCCTCATCGTCGCCCAAGATATAGTGCTACTTCCGCTAAAACCTCCTAAAAAGTTTCGGACATAAACAATATCAGTCCCCATCTGCGCCTCCAGTTGGAGATTCCTTAAATCGGTGTTAACGACATTAGATAGTGGCAGGCAGAAAGCAGTTGAGTTGCTAGGGTTACACCCTGGCACTGAGTATTGACGGGTAGTGGGTGGGGATCCGTCGAATGAAACTACAAGCGAAAGAGCAACTTGCCATGTCACTGTATCTGTATCGAACTGCAATTTTCCGTCAGCCCCCCACATCCGTAGTCCGAAACTCATGCACTAAGGTCTCCAAGTTGTACTCGCTTGACGTTGTTTTGGTCGTAGACCTTCACCGCCCGGTTTGTCATGGTCAGCCGGCCTCCGCCTGGTGCGGGCCCGTTGAACTCAATGTTTCCCGCCTTATCTAGGCGCCACCCTTGCACGCCTTGGACATAATCATCCGACTGCAGGTATTGGCCGATCTTGAGCATGCTGATCGATCCATCCTGAATGAATGCCGACCGGATAAACGTCTGCCCACCACTTACAGAGAACGGCGACACAGGGGTGCCGTTGGCCAGGTTCAGCAACATGAAAGTGTCAGCGCGCACAACGAACTGCGAGGACACGCCGGACGGGTCTACTTGCAGGCCCAGGCCGAAAGACGCGGCGTACTTCTGGCCACCGGTCGTAGTCTCCATCTTTACCGACCACAGCGTTTCAAGCTGGCCATTTGTGTTGGCCAGGGCCGAGGATGTTTCCTGGATCGCTGCCGTGTTCTCGCCGACCGTGGCCTGCAGCTTGGTCGTCCGCTTGGCTTCGGCCTCAATGGCCGTGCTCCTGACCTTCTCCTCGGTGACGATGGCCGCGGTGTTGTTCCAGCCCTTGATCGCGTCTGCCAGATCGCCTGAGCCGTCATCCTCGCGCCAGGAAGCACGCAGAGCGCTGGTCGCGCTGGCCTGGGCTGTGACCACACCGTCGAGCTCTGTGATATCGGCAGTGTTCGTGGCCACCTGCTGGGCAAGTCCATTGGCCGTTTCAACCGACTGGCCGACGTCAGACCAGTAAGCAGCGGCCGGTGGTGGGTTGTTTGCAGGCACATCCTTGATCGCCTGGTAGATGCGGCCGTCCTCAACGACCATCTGGCCTTTCAGGTAGGTCGCTGCCGGGTCGTACCCCTTCAGCCCATCGAGAGCATCGATCTGGTCCTGCAGGCCGTCCAGCTCGGACAGCAGGTCCTGGCCCAGCTCCGTCTTGCCGATCTTGCCGGCGAGTATTTCAAGGATTGGCGCGGCATCGGAGCTGGCCTGGCCCATCACCCCGTTCACGAGCGGATAGAAAGGTCCGACGTTGTCAGTGCGATCCACCAGGCGAGCCCAGAAGAAGAACCGAGCACCCGCCGCCAGCCCCTGAAGGCCGTAGTCAGACTGCGGGTATGCCAAATCCGTCAGCTTGGTGGCGTCTTCAAGGCTGTTGCCTGGTCCATACCAGATCTCGGTGCGCTGGGTATCCTCGGCGCCGGCCGGGAAGCCCCACTTCAAGCCAATGCCGAACAGCTCGCTGGTGGCATTCAAGTACGCAACCGCCGGCGGAATCCCTTCCTTGCCCTTGAGATTCGTCAGATCGGAACTCTTCCAGATCGAAGAGATGTCAAACGCACTCACCGCCCGTACACGAGCCAGATAGGCACCGGCGTAAATACCGGTCACGTCCACGCTGGTTGAGCCTGTGCGTTGCAGCTTGACCCAGTTGCCGCTGTCCTTGCGCCATTCCACGTCGTAGCCCACAGCGCCGCTCACAGCTGGCCAGGAGATGTTCATGGTGCTGATCGCGATGCCCTGGTCCACCGCTGAGCTCGACGCAATAGTGACGCTTGCCGGTGGCGGGACGACGGTGATCGGAATCACGCTGATTGGGCGCTCTTCCAGTCGGGCGCCGGTGTCGATGTGCGCAAACTTGCTCGGGTCGTACTGAACGGCTGATATCTCGAACACGCCGGGCTCTGGTCGGGCCACGCTTGTGACGCGGTAGAGCGGGATAGCCAGGTCATCAGCATCCAACGCCCACACCAACTCGCGCTCAGGCACTGCGGAATAAGCAGTGGTCACAGTGACCTGCCGACCGCTGACCACCTGGATGGTGCGCCCTTCGCACTTACCGTCTGGCAGGTTCAGGATCAGCCGGTCGCCGGCCTTGGCCTGGGTATCACGGTCTAGGGTGATCACCTTGCCGCTCACAGCCGCGATACGCCCGCCTACAGGCCTGCCGGCCAGTAACTCATCAGCAACGGGAATGACGTAGCCAGGCAGCGGAATTCGTCCGTCCAGGCCAACCTTGAACGTGACCGCTCGATCCCTGGAGTTGGTGAGCAGCGCCCACTTACCGCGGCGCTGGGCCTCGGATTCGCGGGTGCAGCCGATCGCGCTGATCTCGAGCGGGTTGTCGCCATAACGGCGCTGCAGCTTCTGGTCGGTCACTGCAGTGACGTCGGTATCGTAGTTGTTCGCCGGGTTGTCGTAGCTGACAAGAGCGCGCGTGTACCGGGTGCGTTCCGATGCACTGGAGTAGGTGAACTTGCCGTCGATCACGTTCGCTCGCGTGTAGGCAAAGTCAAAGTCGGTGTCACGCGGCATATCGGACAGGGTAAAGACCTGCCCTTGAGCCCAATAGGTCATGCCGCGGTAGATGGCGGAGATATCGCGCAACAGCGTCCAGGCATCGGCCTTGCTCTGGAGGTTCAAGTTGCAGATGAAGCGCGGCTCTGTTCCACCCTTCCCGTCTGGCACCAATTGGTCGCAGTACTGGGAAATCCGGTACAGCTCCCACTTGTCCACCTGCCACGGTCTGATGCGACGGCCCAAACCGAAGCGGTCGCTGACAGTGATGTCGTAGGTCATCCAGGTTGGGTTGTCAGTCCAGGCCAACTTGAAGCTGCCATCCCAGATACCGGAGTAGGTCCTGGCCACAGGGTCGTAGTTGGCTGGCACAAGGACCTTCTTCAGCTTGGTCTCCACGGTGACGGCAGGGATGCTGCGGAACTGTTCAGCTGAGAACTCGATGTAGAGCAGCGCGGTGTTCGGGTAGCGCAGCTTTGCATCGATGACCTCAGTGAAACCCGCGATCTGCATGGTGTCAGCGATTTTGTTGTTGTTCTGGTTCGGGGTGATGCGGGTCACCCTGAGCAGCCACCCGCTGGCAGCTGCCGGCAGATTGATACGCCGGGTACGCTCGTAGACACTGGTGGTCTTGCCGTCCGCTGCCTCGTTAAGGACCTCCTGATAACTCCCGCCGTCGGTGGCTACCTCGACCTTGTAGGCAATCCGGTAACCGTTGATGTTGCCAGCCGCATCAATGGACTGAAGCATCGGCCAGGCAAAGCGCAGGCGCACGGCCGAAAGCTGGACGTTGTTGATTGCACGAACCCAAGGAGTGCCGCTGCGCAGCTCAGTGCTGATGGTCGTCTCGTTCTCGACCGATGGAATGCCCTGGATGTAGGCCTGGTCCACTGCCCCAGTACGCCACTCCCACTTCACGTTCGGGAAGTTCATGTTTCCCTGCGGGTCTTGCAGCGGGGTGTTGTCGAGGTAGATGTTCCGCGCTGTTGGCACTCCTTCAAACTCGCCCTCGCCCACCGCAATCAGCATTTTGGCTATGGCTACAGAACGTAGGCTGTCTGGGGCCTCGATCGGTGTCTTGGGTTTCTTTTCGCCGCCCTTGGCGCCGTGGACTTCGATACCTTGTACTACGCCCATGCTTTCCTCCAGGCAATAAAAAACCGCCTCATGGGCGGCTGCGATGCTGCGAGCGACGATTACATCTTGTCCTCTGCGTAGATGGCGGCGCTGATGATCGCACCGCCTACACGACGCTTGCCGTAGCAGAGCGGTACCGGGTTGCCCGAGGCGGTGGTGTTCTTGGCGCTGCTGAAGGCGTAGCCGGGCGTGTTCTCTGGTGCGGCACTGGTCTTGAGGCCCCCAGGTTGGGGGCTGAGCATTTGGATCACGCCGCCAGCTACAAGGCCGATACCTGCGCCAATCAGCGGAGCGCCGAAAGGCGTAGCCGAGAAGATGACTCCGACCACAATCAGGATCGCCCCGACAATCGTCTGAAGAATGCCGCCGCGTTTACTGCCCACTATTACTGGTGCAATGCGAATGTCCCCGGTTCCGTTGAATGTCAGCTCCTTCTCGCCGATGTTGCGCTTGTCGCGAAAAATCGCGAATTCAAGCCCTCGTGACTTGGCATTCGACAAGAAGCGTTCAAAGCCGGGAATTTGCACGCACAATGCCTTGATCGCCTCGGCCGGCGACTTTACTGCGAGCCTGAATGACGTCCCAAACTGACGGAGCTGCCCATGCAGGCGGATGGTTGTCATCGGTTGGTAATTGAGCGCTGAGGCTTGCATCGTTTTCTCCAGACAAGAAAAAACCGCCCGTAGGCGGCCTTATGATTTTCGACTGTCAGTTGTAGTCGACGTAGGGCCCGATATAGAAACCAGCCATATCGCCACTGATGCGGTACAGACTTTCTTTTCCGGACCGCACCGTCGCTGCGATGGTGCGGATTGCAGCGCCTGCGCACAAACCCGAACCGGCCAGACCAGCGCCGAGCCTCGGTGAACCTGGTGGTAGATAGAAGGTAGCACGCTCGCCTGTGCCAATTTTCGCGGCCTTGCGACCATCGACATAAACGACGATATCGCAACCGGAACCGACAGCGCCGGAGTCGCGCACGACCGTGATCGTTCCGCTATCACCCGAAGGCCTGGACTGGAACTCGTAAACCTCATCAGCTGGCACTGGCTTGGCATCTCGCACTGAGATCGCAGTTGAAGCGCACCCCGCCAGCACCGCTAACGCCACCGCTGCTATCAAAATCCGCATGCCGCTCCCTCTTTGGTTTGGCGGGACAGCAGCACTGCCACATCGTCAAACATGAGCGTTTTCGCATTGAATTCACCCGCTTTCAAGGCTCTGTGATCAGGGCAACTCAATGCCTAAGCGCTCTTTGAATATCTGCTTTCCGTAGGCCTTGCCCAATTCAATAAGTACCCCCAGGCTGGCACCGCCAACCTTCTCGGCGCCTTCTTTTGTTCTCCTCCACACCTCACCATCACGGATTGTGTCGAGGAATTCATGCCCCTGATAAGTCAAACGCTTGGGCTGCCACTCAAAGTGGTTCAGTCCGCCAAGACTGATAGCAGAAAGCAGGCCTGCCTCATCCAGCAACATGACGTGATAGGAAACATCTTTATGCGATCGCCCCTCGATGACTAATGTCATCCATCCCTGAGCCTCATCATGGGCCTCAACAGCAAGGAGGATCTCGCGCACCAACTCTTTATCAAGTTTCATCGTGGCATCCCTGATTATCCGGCTGCAGATATTAGCACCCAACTCAGCAGCGGAGCATGTACGCACATCCAGCGTGGATGGAATGCCAGAAACGAAAAAGCCCAGCGCGGGGCTTTCGCCAGCTCCATTCTGCACCGGTAAAAACTCTTACAACTGCCCCTGAACGGCCATCCAGTGTGGACGAAACCCCAGTAACCGGACTGGATCCAGTCATAGTAGCGTTGTGAGGCCATAGCCTGAGCATGGCAGTCCTACCCATACTCGAGATACGAAAAATGCCGCCAGACGCAGAAGAGCTTCGCCGCAGGACCGAGGAAGGCAAGAAGAACATGGAGTTCAAAGAACTCATGGAGTCGATCAACTACGACATCAACGAACAAACCCGGTTCGGCCTGTCCAGCACGGTCTACACGCTGGGCGAGAGCAAGGCGGAGTTTGCTGATGCGGTGCTTGATCATTTCAGTGAGTCGGACGTCAACATCCAATTCAACGAAGATACGAACAAGCTTCACATCAGCTGGGAGCTTCCAGAGCAGGAGTAACAACCATCGCCACGGCCCGATGCCGTAAAGCCAATGGACTGGGGCATGAAGACCTGGGAGCTCGATATGTCAGAAACTATCAATCAACAGATAGCCCAATTATCAAACCTGATTCTTGGGCTGTCCGAGTGCGTTGCTCGAACAGATCCAAATCTAGCGAAGGTCTTCATTGGAAGGGCTGTTTTGGCCTCGCGTAAGCAAGGTGCTGGAGATCACATTGCATTGCAGGTCTATCAGAAGGTGTTTCCAGGCCAAGAGCTTCCTATCGAAGTTTCTAGCGACATCATGGAAACAATAGTGAACAAGCCTAAGTCGTAACTGGCATGTGGTTGATGGCGCCCTGGTCCACGAATCGTTCTGCGAGTATCACAGCGCCATCTTTTTTCAGTATCCAGGCCGGATTGCCATTTTGATCGACCGCTTGGCTTTTGATTTCTGAGTCCATATTGGCTCGAGTATTTTTCCTCATATCCCTCTCCTGCGGACCTACCGCATCATGCTGGTTGTTTTGCATCTTTGTGACGGAGAACCAAGCGCGCTCGGTCCAACCAGGGTCCGCCGAATACGATGATCTCGCTCGGGCGCCCGTACAGGTGGTGCAGCAGGAAGGGCCCTGGACCGAACACGTCGGTATCCTCGCCTGGTAGCGCTGGATCTGTGCCGAGGTAAACCCCAGCATGGTTCGGGTGTGCAGTCCGGCCCACGGCCATAACGATCATGTCCCCACGTTGAGGTTGGTCCACTCGATAGAAGCCAGCGGCTTCGTAGGCCTGCTCGTAGAGGCTGGGCCCTGCTGGATCCTCCCACCAGCCATCGGTACGCTGGAACGCCTCGAACTCAAGCCCCCATTCCCGCTTGTACCAGTCCGCGCAAACCTGCCAGCAGTCCCAGGCGCCATGCACGAACGGGCGTCTGAGAAGCGGCGTAGAACCTGATGGGGTGACCGTGCACAGGTCGCCCTCAGGCCAGCTCAGAATGTGCCAGGGCAAGGCCGTGACCTCGCACATAGCCAGGTCCCGAGGTGACGGCCTGCTGGTGACGTCTGGGTGCGAATGAACAATGCCGATCACCTCGCCCAGGTCTTCCGCCGCGGCGTAGTCCTCCGGGTCAAGCCGGAATTCTTCGCTCGGCTCGGTCGAGATGTTTCGGCACGGGAAGTACTGCTGCTTGTGGCCAATAGCCAGAATCAGTCCGCAGCACTCCTTAGGGTACTCTGCTGCCGCATGAGTCTGGATCGCGTTCAAGATGTGCTTGCGCATGATCAGCTCCTGGCAATCAAAGATACGGCCGGGAACCCGCCGTGAGAGAGCTCGTTGTTTTCGCCAAAGCGTAACTTGCAAGACGACAAACAGCCTTTGCACTGATCCTTGGCCGGGTCGTCCGTGGGATTGTCTTCATCATCGAACATGGCCGCACCGGTGTAACCGCAATCAGGCCCTCGGTAGCCGTTAGTCATCGCCCAGTGACAAAACGTCGTCATCTGCCGGCCTGGCAGTCCATGGTTGTCGATCTCACCCGGAGAAGAGAGCTCCCAAACAACAGCTTCTCCGTCTTCGCTGGTTTTCTGGTCGATGTACCAGATCTCAAGTGCTTCCTGGGTTGGGTCGGCAGTTGGGTTTCCATCTGGGAAATTCACCGCATCCAGATACTGGGCCAGGGTCTCACGGATCGTCAGCTTGAACTTCAGCAGGTCATCAAAGGCCAGGCACAGAGCGGTGACCCGCCCGTTCACGTTTCCGGCGGCGAAAGTAGGCCTGGTGGCTGTGCCGTCACTGTTAGAGCCAATGCCCTCGATCTGCACCGGCCAGGCCGCGTATTCCACGCCCTGCCACCAAATCGACTTGGCAGGCAGGTCCTCTTCCAGTCCGGCGTAGGCCAGCAATTCTTCCGGCGTGTGCGGGATAGCGTGACCGTGAAAGCGCAGGTAATCGGCCCCGTACTCGGTCCCGTCAATTTCGAACAGGCGAATTTCGCCGCCGGGCTCCAGTTTCTGGATGTCCGTGATCAGTGCCATGGGCAGTTATCTCAAGGGTGAAAGGTTTGCTCGAAGGTGGCGGTGATGGCGTAAGCGGAGCCGCCGCGGTGAACTGGCTTGTAGCCGTTGCACTTGTAGAGGCCAAGCTCGCCCAGAGGCGGCTCCCAGAGGAAGCCCTTCGCCCCCTTGTGTCGATCAAGGAACGCCATGATCTCCTTGATGCGGGGCTTCAACCCGGTAAACGTCACCGGCCAGGACTGGAACCTGTTATTGATCCCGTCCTCGACGGACTGGGCGTATCCGTCGCCGAATTGCTTGGTCCGGACGCGCTGAGTGATTTCCCCTTCGGCGCCCTTTTCAGTTGCCCAGGTGAATCGTTCGATTGTCATAGATCATCCTTTAAGGTTTCGGCTGCTCACGCCGCCTTGGCGCCAAGACTTGGCGATTTCTTCGGCTGCAATCTGCCGCGTGCGCGACTCCATGTTCCGCTGGAACATCTCTGCATCGAACTCGGCTCCGTCTGGTCGACCTGCCTCCTGCTCGCTTAGAACAATCGGCATGCTGAGACTGATGCTTACCCCGCCACCTCCACCTCCAACGGCTGCAACACCCAACTTGCCGCTGGCGGTGCGAGTCAGCGGCATGATTGCTTCGGGGCCCGCCTCGCCAACAACTCCGGTCTTGCCGCCTGCCATTCCAAAAGCAGTCGGCTTGCTTACGATGCTGTTCGTGAAGGCGCCGCCATCCTTGAAAAACTGGACACCGCCATCCCATCCACCACCGTTTGCCTGATAGCTGGAGAAGTCGACCCCCGTATACCCGGCCTGCGTTGAGCCGGCCGAGGCCGCCCCGCCGCCGAAATACGAGCCAGCAGCAGAGGCGGCCATGCCGAACAACGAGCTCAGTGCCGCGGAGCTGGCCTGGCGAGTAGCGATCCGTGCCATATCTGCAAGGATCGACTTCGCGAAGTCAGCGAACGACAGCTTCCCAGTCATCGCGAACTGCACAATCGCGTCTTCCATAGAGCCGAAGGCGTTGGTGAACAGGCTCTTGGTCTGGCCGGCCACATCTCGCGCCGACTCCAGGTAGTTCTGCCAGGCCGAGGACGCTCCATTCGTCCAGTCGCCTTGGGCAGCCGACATATCGTCGTAGTTGCTGACCACGGTGTCGTGCAGCTTCTGCTGGGTGACTTCCAGTGCCTGCAGCTTCTGCGTGTACTCGTCGAGGCTCATGCCTCGGGAGCCATCGCCGTACTGGTTGGCCAGGTCCAGCTTCTGCTGGTTGATGCGGTCGTCGATCGCGTTCTGCTGGTTGGTCAGGTCGCGCTGGCGGTCACCCTGGCCAAGGCCCGCGGCAGCACGCATGCCCTGCTCACGCAGAGTGTCGACTTGCTGCTGCAGGGCACTGGTGTAGGTCTTGACCGCCAGTTCCTGCTTCTTCAGCCGGCCCTCTTCGTTCTTGGCCAGCACGCTCAGTTCGGTGTCAGCGTCCTGCTGAGCCTTGACCATGGCGGCGCGGGCGTCGGCGATCTTCTGGTCCAGCTGGATGCGCTGGGCTGCGGAGGTACTGGCCTTGCCCTTGGCAGCTTCAAGTGCCGCAATCTCTGCCTCATAGGCCGCCGTGACCTCGTCCCGCTCATTGCCTATCATGGCCTCGCGCTTGAGCAGGTAGTCGGCCTGGGACACCAGCCCCGCCTTCTGCGCCGCGTCCAGTTCCTTCTGGGCGTTTTTGTACTCAGACAGGATGCCGGTGAGGTTGTTTTTCGAGTTGTTGAAGGCCGTCAGGTCTACCGCGCCGGCGACAGTCTTCGTGTCCTTGAACTTGTCGTTGATGTTCGCGATGTTCTTATCAACGACAGCCTTGTCCAGGCGCTTGTCGTTGGGGTCAGTCTTGCGAATGTCATCAAGCTGCTGGCGATACTCCTTCAGCGCATCGTTACGTTTCTGCTGGTTGGTCCATGAAGACTTGGCCAGCGCATCGACCTTAATCATCGCCCGCTGAGAGGCCAACTCAGCATCATCACGTTCTTTCTGCCTCTTCGCGTAATCGGTCTCTGCCGCGTCCTTTACCTCCAGCCCCTTGATGTAGTCGCGAAGGCTCTGCTTTCCCTTTTCACCAATGTAGACAGGGTCCTCGCCCGGTATTCTCTCGCTGCCACCTCGAGTTTCAAGGCGATTAAGAGCCTCCTTTGCAGTCTGAATACGCTCCGCGTTGGATTGGCTACGCCCTGCGTTTTTCAGATTGTCCGCAGCCTTCGCGACTAGGTTGTAGCCTTTCTCCCAGAGGCTGAGGTTCTCCAGAATCTTCGGTGTCCGCTCATTGATCGCATCGGCATACTGATCGGTGGCCAGCTTTACCGCTTCCGCATGCCGCCCCTGTTCTTCAAGAGCAACGATCTGCGAATACACCGACGCCGTCAGATAGTGGTATTGCTCATTGAGCGCGGCAGAGGCCTTAACGGGCTCATCAGCCAACTTCACAAACTCCGCGATCGTGTCGCCCACCGCCTTGCCTGTTGCCTCCTGCATCGACACAGCGGCCTGGGTGATCCCCAGAAAGCTCTCTCCGGCGATCTTGCCGTTACCCGCCAGGGTGGTCAGAACCTCCGCTGCCTGTCCCGTGGTCCCGACCGTATCGCTGACCTGCTTGGCCATAACACCAAGCTGGGAGGCGGTAAGCCCAGCCGATCCGCCTGTTAAGATTAATGACTTGTTGAAGGCATCCTGCTCTTCGCTGCCCTTGTAATAGGCATAGGCAAGAGTACCGACTGCGGCAGTTACAAGAGCGATAGGCGCCGCAAGCGCGAGAAGGCTTGCAGCACTGGCCCCGGCTCCAGCACCAAGCTGTGTAACTGCGCGAACACCACTCCCCCAGTCCCCGGACTGCAGAGCGTTGGCCAGCTGCATGACGTTTTCTTGAGCCTGGCGGGTGCCGAGCTTCAGCTTGTCGAATGCGCCCTCTGTCGCGGTTATGCCCGCCCGATCCTTTCCGACCTTGGCCAGGGCCTCGCTGTAGCGTTCCGCGTTGATTGCGCCAAGACGGAAAGCTTCATGCGCCGCCTTCTCCTGCACCTCCAGCTTGGCCAGCTTCACATTCAGGGGATCGATGCTGTTGACCGTGCGCTTCAGCGCTTCGATCTGCCGGTTCTCGGCGTCGATCAGGCGCTGCTTCTGCGCCGCCTCCTTGGCTTCGGCTTTCTCGATCTTGTCGAAGGATTTGCCGAGGCGCTCCTGATAGGCCTCTTGCTGCTCAATGGTGACCAGCCCACCCTTGCGGGCTCGCTCAAGCAATCCCTCTGCCTGGACCAGCTTCTCCATGCTATCGATGTTGCCGGTCATCGCCCTGTCGAGCTGGCTGATGATGGCGATTTCGCTGGCGGCACTTGTCCCGGCCTTGCGGCTCGCGTCGACCTGGCGCTCCTTCGCACTGGTCGCTTTATCGATGCCCTGGGCGGCCTCCGCCTCCGCCTGGCTGATTTTCTTGCCAGTGTTGGCCAGGCCCTCCCCAGCCTTGCCAAGGTCATCGACGGCCTTCTCTGCCCCTTCGGCCGCGTCGACCAGTTTATCCAGGTCATCGGCAGCCTTGACCGCCTGAGACGACTCAACCGCAATGCCAAGCGAAGCGAAGGTAGTGCTCATTTGTTGTCTCTCTGTTCAGCCATTACGGCCAGGGCCTCAGCCTCCATCTGCCGGATGTCACTGAAAATGCTTTGCCTGGAACCAGCCGGCACACCACACATTCGGATGACGCTCGGCAGGACGCCGTAGTCCAGACCGGTAGCGCCGCACGCGCCGACGCGCCACTGGGTGCTCATCGCCTCGAAGACGCTGAAAGCAGGCCAGTTGTCTGGCCAGACCTCGCAGTCCTGACCGGTGAGATCACCCACCAGAAAGCCAAAGGTCTTCAGCTCTTCAGCTGAAGGCCCTTGCTCGTAGAGTGTGCGCGCGGCGCTTAGGAGTTTCCCAGGCGGGCCTGATTGAACGCCTCGGAATATGCAGCCAATACCGCGCTGGGTATCGAGACAATCGAGGTGACCAGAATGCGGATGTTCTGGTCGTTGAACTCTTCTTCGAAGTCCCAGCCGGCCACCACCGCCTTAACTTGATCCACCTGCAGGTCGATCTGGGCCGCGGTGAAGGCTTTCAGGTCCATCTCGTCAGCCTTCAACCCCAGGGCCTTGTGGCGCTCGCCCCACTCGGCGTAAAGCTCGGCCAGGCCGGTCCGGTCCAGGTACTTGAACTCGAACCCCACCTTCACCGGTTCGCCGCCCAACTGCGGGATCAGCACGTCGGCCTTGAAGGTTGGATTCTGGATCAGAGAGAACTTGGCCATGGGTTACACCGAGGTCAGATAGCGGGTTGGCTCGGATTGCAGCGCCAGGTTGACGGTGCGGGTCAGCAGGTTGTTACGGGACACCGCCGACTGCTTGGAGAACGAGGTGTAGGCCCCGTACAGCAGCGTGTCATTGCCGGGGAGGTTGAGGCGCGCGGCCTGTACCTTCTTGCCGGCGTCAGCCGCCATCAGCACCGCGTTGAAGGGTTGAGCCGGATCATCTGCGATGGTCAGCACCATGCTCGCCGCGGACTTGTCGGTTGGGATCTGCTTGCCCTGGTCATCTTCCAAGAAGGTGACGTCGAGATAGTTCTGCTCGCCGCCGGAGAAAGCCAGGTCGGTGACCTGCGGAATCAGTACCCAGGAGAGGATCTTTTTCATGGTGCCCGCACCGTTGCCAGCCGGGAACAGCTGCGTATCGGTGGTATCGATCCCTTCCAGGGTGATCGCCGTGGCGGTCGCGGCTTTAATGCGCACCACCTTGTTGTCCAGCTTGCTCCAGCCGGAGGTCAGCAGCACGATGTCGCCGACGTCCAGGTCAGCGCCCACAACGGTGGCGACCGCCTCGGAGGCGTTAGAAATTGCGGTGAAAGCCAGAGCCGGGGCGTAGGTCGCGGCATGCTGGAAGTTGCCGCCGTTGGGAATTCGGTATGCCATTGGGTTTTCCTCTCTTTAGAAATAACAAAACCCGCTCAATGGCGGGTTTGTGGGGTTGCCCGATGGGCGAAATCAGTTGGTGTCGGCTCGGTACTGGAAGGACACGGGCACGGTGTAGGTGGTATCTCCCTGAATGCCTGGGCCCTGGTCTGGTGGCGTCATGGTGACCACTGTCAGGCCGGCCTTCTCGTTCCGTTCATACAGCGGAAACAGCGCGCCGATCTCATCAGCGAGGCCGCCGGCCGGACCGCGGTACTTGCCCGATGGCGCCACTACGCTGGCCTGGAAGACACCGGTGTACAGCCGGTGGTCGCCGCCCAGGGTGTTGCTCGTCGTGTCAGCCGGCAGGGTGTAGGTCCTAATGTGGGTCTCTCCGTCCTTTGGCGTGTAGGCCTCGTTCTCGACGACCACCTTCAGCGGCGGAACCCTGGCTTTCGCCCAGGCGATAACCCGGGCCTGGTAGATCGTGGCGATCACGTTATGGCTCATACCTGGTTGTTCCTGATGGCTTCGTCGACGATCTGCTGGAAGCGGGCCAGCGTGATCCTGACCATGCCGCCGGGGGCCTGCTTGGAATGCCCGTACTCGAGCGGCACCGCATAAGGCAGGTTGTTCACGATGTAGGCTGTCTGGCCGGCAGTCAGCTGTCCGACCTGCAATCGCAGCTTGGCCAGCGTCACGCCGCCTGCCGGGTCGACCTGATCCAGCACGCCTTCAGCCGGTGTATCGATCGAGAACTGCCAATTCCCCCGGAAGCGGCCGCCGACATAGTCCTTGCCGGCGACCACGCCGTTCACATTGAAGTTCTGGTCGCGCTCGGTCTTGGTCAGGGGCTTGGCGTACTTCACACCGCGGCGCAGCTTGCCGGCCTTGGTGAAGTTGCTTTCGTCCAGGTTGATCAGTGCGTTGCGCACCGAGACCTTAAAGTCGTAGTCGTCGGCTGCCCGCGTGTTGGCCGCACGGTGCGCCACGTTGGCGGCCCAGATCTCCGGATTACCCACCGGTGACATGCGAATCACGCTGCTGCCGATCTCTATCACGATCTCGCGAAAGGTGGCGTCTATGCCGACCTGGGCCTGCTCGGCAAACTGGCGGATGTTCTCGGCGAAGCTGCCGTTCCTGCCCGCGTACCGGTTCATGACCGCACCTGTAGCTCGTACAGAATCGGCGTACCGGCTGGGTTGATCTCTTTCAACGGCGGGACGATGGACCAGGTTCGGCCCTGAATGATCACCTTGTTCAGAAGATCCGGCACCCACTCCAGGCCCTGGGCAGCGACCTTGAGCTTCTTGTCGCCTTGCTTGATGAGGCTGTTGTTCTGGAACTCAAGGCCGATGAAGTCGAGCAGGATGCCCTGAGCGGTTTGCTCGATGACGGTGTCAGGGCTGGCCGAGTCGGTATCAGGATCGTACTCGCCGGGCTTGATATCGCGGATGGTTACGGGTTGACCGAACTCTGTGATCATCTCCAGAGCCATCACGGCCATTTCGTTGTAGAAGGTCATGATTTTCACTCAAGGAAAACAGATGAACAATCGAGAGAAGGGAGAGTACTTGCTGGATGGGATCTCGCGCCTCCAATCCGCACTCGATCACGGCCGCTTAGTGGAGTTTCCGTGCAGGATGTCGTTGCGAGAACGCATCCGACGGGTTCTTCGTGGCACGAAAGCAGAATGCATAACGGAGAACATTCAGGATAAATACTTACCCAAGTCTGGCGATTTTTCCGTGGCTCCAGTTACGGTACTGGCCGCCGCCATCAAAGGAAGCAGTGACGATTCTCTTACTAAAATCTTTCAAGATGAACTGTTCGCCTTTGATCTCGGGCTTTAGCGTCATGCCCGGATTGCAAATAATCCTCGCCTTTGCAGATAGTCAGCAAACTGCGTGGCACTCGGCCGATCCGGCGCCGCTGGCAATAGTCGGCCGCTGGTGTTCGGGATAGTGGCGTACTCGCGGGTTACCGCCCCTTCGACACGCTCCAGGGTTACTGCGCCTTTGCGCTTCTCGATCGGGTCGACGTCGTCCTGATGGATCTCGGCAGCCAGGGCCATCTGGCCATACTGGATCCGTGCCGGCAGGTAGTTATTTGGCTTGATCTCCTGATCCAGCAGCACTTCCCGGCGCGGCCAGGCCAGGGCCTGCTCGCTGCTGGTCTTGCGACCTTTCCAGGTCATGCCATCCATTGCCAGAGCCGCTCGGCGAAGCAACGCTTCCTGGGCAGGCACCTCCGCGGGGATGGCGACGCCGAACTTCACGGCGTACATGGCCAGATCCTCGGCGGATGCGTAGCTTTCGGCATCAGGCTTACCGGTGCCATCCTCGACTATCAGTGCCATAAATCAGCTCGCTGGAATGAGTTTCACAATTTCGGCCTTCGGGGCCTTCAGATCGAACTTGACGCCCTGGGCAGTGAGCCAATCACGCAGATCTGCCACGCCCATTTTGGCCGGGTCAGTTTCAGCAGCGCCGCCGGGCTCGACGATATCCACCTCGACTTGGGCGGCCTCGTAAGCCTCAACCACGACCGGCCAATCCCCCATAACGATGACTTTGGTAACGCCGGGCTCTGGCCTATCGAAGTACTGCGGGTTGCGATAGCGCTTATCGGGATCGAAGTCGGTGGTTTGCGCAGAGTAAGTCAATTCCATGGGTATCTCCAAAGCGGCTCAAGACGAACCGCTTGCTGAGGAAGGCGCTGATTAAGGCGCGGACAGGTCGATCAGAACGCCGGCGGTGACCTTGTCGCTGGTGGCGTATTTGGTCCAGTTGGCACCCGCGCCGATCGCGGCCAGGTTCGGGTTCACCCCACCGGTGGCGTCCTTCCAGCTGTAGCCGAGCAGGTCCAGGTTGAAGGTGCCCTCAGCGCGGAAGCCCATCGCCAAGTTTTCCTGGGTGTTGATGGGGTACGAACGGAAGCCCGGAGCCTGGGATTCGGTGATTTTGATCGCACCTGCCTGCAGGCCGAAGATGGTCTCGGTCGGGATGGTGTCCGACACCAGAACCGGCTTGCCCATGGTGCCGGGCTGGCCACCGTAGATAACCACGCCGGCTTCTTCGTAAACCTTTTCGGTGATGGCCTGGTCGACCATGTCGAAGTAGGTAGCCGAGTCCATGGTCCACAGCGCAATGCGACCGAAGCGATCGCCGAACTTGCGCATACCCTTGGTCAGCGCCTTTTTGCCGTCAGTGGCGAAGCTGGCCTTGGTGACCATATTGGGGTTGGCACCGATGGCAGCCTTCAGCGCGGCCATGGCGTACTGGATGTAGCCTTCCAGCACTGCGTCGGCATAGTCCTGCCCCACCAGTTCGGAGAACTCTTCCGGCGAGCGCGCGCGACGCTTGAAGGCCTCTTCGGTGGTCTCGTAAGGACCGTACTTGAAAGGCACCTTCACACCTACCATTTCGCCAGAGCCAATCTTCTGGCCGGCCACCGCGGCGGTCGAGTTGACATCGCGGTGAGCGATAGAGCCGCCGAGCTTGTAGAAAGCACGCTTGCGCAGGTCGCCTTCGATCAGTTCGTTGTCCAGCACCAGGGCGCCGTTGGAAGAGGCGTTGAAGATGTCGATCACATCCTGGATGCGCTCCAGGTAAGCGGTTTGGGCAAGATCGTTGTAGACGATCATGTCCGAGGTGACGGTAGTCGCCATGGGTTACTCCATTATTTGGGCAATTTCAGGTAGGCGTCCTGGCCGTTTGCAGTGATGAACTCACGCTTGGCGACTGAGGACATTTCGGAGCGTTTCAGAGCGGCCCCACCGCCATTTCCAGCACCGCCGGCCCCGCCGCCTGATGCCTTGCTGCCTGCGATCAGAGGACCGAACGCAGGGTCTTTCGTGAATTCACTCTTCAGCTCTTCCAGCGTGGTTGCAGAGAGCTTGCCGGTCTGGTCCAGCACCACGACGGTTGGCTTGCCATCGCGCTGCTCGACGCTCAGTCGGCGTTCGATATGAGGGAGCAATGCCTTTGCACTGCCTGGGATGGCCAGGGTGGTGGCGATCTCGGTAGCAGTACGCCCCACGGTCAGATCCCGGATCTGGCCCTGCAGGGTGTTGCGTTCCGACTCAAGCTGACCATTCAGCTCCGCCTCGCGGCGGCTGTATTTCTCGGACCAGGATTTTTCGAGTTCTTCGACGTTGCCAGACTTGCGCAGCGCCTCTTCGCGCTCCAGGCGAGCCTGCTCTTCAGCTGCCTTGCGCTTGTCGGCTTCGGACTTCTTCTCAGCCAGCAGCTCTTCAACCTTCGACTTCAGGCCGGATACGTCTTCTGGTTGTGGCAACCCTTCAATGCCCAGGACGTACTTGCCATCCTTCTCGGTGTAAAAAGCGCGCACGGATTCGTCTACCCCTTCCAGGGTATCCAGTTGGAATTTCAGCATGGGGTGTCTCCCTGAGACTTAGGTGCAGGCCCTGCCTGCGGGCATAAAAAAACCGCCACTTGGGCGGTTATTTGTTATTTGCGTGCCTTCAACCTGGAAAGTCGACTTCCAGGCACTTCAATTTCTCAGCAATTACGGCTCTTGCCTTTACTTCCACATGATCGAACCCGTAGACATCACCAACACCGAAAATTGTGTAGCGATAGGATCCATCAGTGGTCTCTGCTGGAATTAGATCGAAGGTCGAAAGCAGTTTCTTATGATCATCCAAAGTGTAGATGTGCACTCCAGCAACGCGGCGGTCGCGCCCATCTTGGTCGTTTTTAATAGTGACCAAATCACCTGTTAAATAGCCGAAATAGACTGACCCGACGCTGATGATCTCCTTGTCTCCGGCATACTTCGCCAATGCCCATATCAGCCCCCAACCTACTAGATCGTTGAGGCTCTTTTTTGTCATTCCCTTGCTCATAATCAGGCAGCTCTCATCTAGATTGAGCAATCAAAACTACATGCCCGCTCGCTCGAAAGCCAGGGGCTCAAGAGCGCGCATTTGTGCGAGGGTCAGGGGTAAAAAGTTCCGATCAAGCTGTAACTCTGCAAAGCGCTCCACGCTCAGACCACCCTCGCGGAGCAACCTGGCGCGCTTAGGGCCAATAGCCTTGTCTTGGAATGCTGCCGGCTGTTGCTTGAGCCAGTCGTAGTAGCTGAGGTCTGCCCTCACCTGCTGCGGTCCGTCACCCCCGATAGAGGCGCGCGTAGCACCCCCAGCAAATAATTTGCTGAATCTGGTCACCGCCACCACCGTCGAGCGGCAGTTGATGTGAATCGGCGGCCTGGGCCCTTCGGTCAGCTTGAACCGGCGCTTGTCGAGCGTTCGGCACTGAGGCGTTGTCTTCGAATCCAGCGTGCTGACCCACTCCACGGCCTGGACGACATCGGAGTTCTCTTTCAGCGTCTCCATGCGTGCCTGAGTGGCGACGTGCTGCACTGCCGTCCGCACAATGGCGCCGGCGTTGCGGTTGGTCGTGGCCAGGATGCCGTCGTTGTAGTTGAGCGTCTTTGTCCCGCGGATGTTCTTGATGATCTGGAAGTTGGTCTGGCCCTCGAAGAAGCCCTGCCGGATAGCGCCCGTGAGACGCTGCCGCTCGGTGGCGGTGAAACCATCAATGAACGACTTCAACAGCTTCCCGCCATCCACGCCGCGCACACTGAGCGGATTGGAAAGGATCGCCGTTCTGATCGCTGCAGCGCCTGGGACAGCAGCCTCAAAGGACACACCCACCGGCGCCGCCCGGGTCAGGCTGGTAGCCTCGAACTGCGCCTCATAGTTGGCGATGTCGACCAGGTCCAGGTTCAGCTTCTCGCTGTACCGGTCAAAGATGCCCAGCAGCAGACTGTCGACTTCCTGCAGCAGCACCTCAAGGCGCCGAGCGGTGTACTCAGTGAGGTCCGCGCGGGCCAGGCGGTCGCGGATCGACCTGTCGATCTCCTTGAGGAAGGGGCCGAACTTCTCGACCTCTCCCGACTTCAGCTGCTCGAGGAAGACAGCGTGCCGGATAGTGGCATCAAGGATCGCTTGGTTTGCCGCCATCACCAGCCCCTCCGGTCAGGTCATCCAGTTGCGGGCCCGCGTCAGCGGTCTGCAGTTCATCCCGGATCTCGTCGTCGGTCTTCTCCGGATCGATGACGCCGCGGTCGCGCAGGTATTGCCAGAAGTCAGCCTCAGGCAGCCGGCCACCCTGCACAGCGTTGAACAAGGCAGAAAGGATCGCAGGGTCGAGGCTGATCTGCGTGAAGTCCTGGTTCAGCTTGTAGAGCGATTCACCGGCGACGTTCAGGAACTCGCCCATCCACTCCAGGCACTGCGAATAGGCCTCGCTGACGTTGCTCACGATCAAGGACAGCACGCTGTGCTCGGCGGCGCTGTCGTTGTCGGCCTGGGTGGCCGTCTTCACTGCGCTACCACGCTCGATCAACCTGGCGCCGAGGGCGATCAACTGATCCTCCTTGGCGTCCATGGCTTCCTTGATCATGGTGTTGGCCTGGGCCTGGAGAATGCCGGCAGTTCCGTTCTGAGGCAGAGGCAGAATGGCCCGGGAACCGAAGTAGATCCCCTTCTCTTCCAGCATCTTCACCCACTGCTCATCAAGGCCGGCCATGTACACCTGTGGCTGGCCCATCAGGTAAGCCGCGTCCTCGTAGTCAGCGCTGTTGCGGTAATGCCCGATGTTTATCTCGGCCATGTCGTACAGCGGGGAGTCGTCGATGCTCGCGTCGTTGTTCTCGCTTCCCAGGAACTGGAAAGGGATCACCCTCCACCGCTGGCCTGCGCCGTTCAACGGGGTGAAAGGGGCTATGACCATGGAGGTCTGACCAGAGCCCTCCTCCCACACCTCCTGGGTGTAGTTTCCATCCGCATCCAGACGTAGCACGCGATACTGGGTTACCTGCTTGCTGCCGAAGCCATCATCAGTGTCGACATCGACCTTCTCCTCCAGCACCACCAGGCTCAGCAGGTGCTGGCCACCTACCTTGCGAGTCTTCCA